GCCATTGCAGCCTGCGCGATCTCTGTCACGCATGGCAACGAGATCCAGCTTTTCCCGGCTGGCGAGTTCCGTGCGATCGACGGTCGCCCGAAGGATGCTACCCACTGGTACATCGATGCTGCGCTGGCATCCGCGCTGATTGCAGACTTCGAGGCGCGCCAGAACCGCACAGTCGTCGATTACGAGCACCAGACGCTGCTGGCTGCGCAGAACGGTCAGCCGGCTCCGGCAGCCGGCTGGTTCGGCAAGCTGGAGTGGCGTGATTCCGGACTGTGGGCAATCGATGTCGACTGGACCGAGCGCGCCACCGCCATGATCGACTCTGGCGAATACAAGTACATCTCCCCAGTTTTCAGCTACGACAAAAAGACCGGTGCGGTTAAGCGCCTGATCAATGCTGCGCTGACTAACAACCCTGCGCTCGACGGCATGGATGCCGTTGCCGCCTCCCAGTTTTTTTCCGACCCATCCACACAGGAGAAATTGACGATGGATATTGATGAACTTTTGAACAGCGTGCGCTGGTTGCTGAACCTGCCCACGCTGGCCACGCCGGAAGAGATTGCTGCCGAGTTGCAGAAAGCGGTCGAGCTGATCAAGGCCGGCAATCCCGAAACTGCCGCGGCCGGATTCAGTGTGGTCAGCCTGATCGATACGCGCAATATGCAGATCGCGGCGCTCACCAACCAGGCGCCAGATCCGGCCAAGTTCGTGCCGATCGCCACCTTCGAAGACGTGAAGGCGCAACTGACAGCGCTGACCAACCAGGTCAACGCTGAAAAGGTGACCGGCCTGGTGACTGCAGCACTGTCCGACGGCCGCCTGTTGCCCGCCCAGGAGAACTGGGCGCGTGATCTAGGCGGCAAGGATCTCGCCGCACTGACGGCTTATCTGGATACCGCGCGGCCCTTCATCGCGCTGACTGCCAGCCAGACCGGCGGCGAGGGTCCTGCTGGCGACCAGGATGTCGCGGAGCTGACCGCCGACCAGCTAGCGGTCTGCACGGCGATGGGCGTTTCGCCCGATGACTTCAAGAAAACCCTGCAGGGCCAGGCGTAAGCCGGGCTCCGTCATTAACCAGAAATAGGAGAACGAAATGGCTCTCGCAGCAGATCGTAATACCCCGATGAAGGACGCCGAGCTGATCGCCGTCCCCGTGGCAGCCAATGCCGTCATTCACGCCGGCGGCCTGACGGTGGCAAATGCCACCGGCTACGCCGCCCCCGGTTCCACGGCGACCACGCTGACCTACCTCGGCCGCGCCGAGGAGGCGGTTGACAACACCGGCGGCGCTGCTGGCGCCAAGACCGTTAATGTGCGTCGCGGCAAGGCGTTCAAGTTCAAGAACAGCGGCGCGGATGCGGTCACGCAGGCGGAGTTGGGCAAGACTTGCTACATCGTGGACGACGAGACGGTGGCCAAGACCAATGGCACCAACACCCGTTCCGCTGCCGGCACCGTGGTCGGTGTCGAGTCTGACGGCGTCTGGGTGCAGTAAGGCCGGACAACCAGGTTAACAATCACAAGGAGCAATGACATGAAATTCATCAAGACTCTCGGCCTGGTCGTCGCGGCAACGCTGGCGGCCCTGGCTATTCCCTTCGGTGCGCATGCCGATCCGCACCAGATCGGCGCTGGCACTTCGAACATGACGATGATTGGCATGCTCGGCATGCTGGTCAACAAGGAAACTATCGGCAATGTCTTCATCAGCCTGAAGACGACGTTCAACAACGCATTCTCCGCCGCACCATCGGTATGGCAGAAGGTTGCGATGAAAGTGACTTCCACGTCCGGCCAGAACGATTATGCCTGGCTCTCCAAGTTCCCGCGCATGCGTAAGTGGATCGGCGACAAGAACGTGAAGTCGCTGGAAGCTGCGAAGTACACCATCGTCAACGATGACTGGGAGGCCACTGTCGAGGTCGACCGCAACGATATCGAGGACGACAACCTTGGCATCTATGGCCCGCAGGCGCAGATGGCCGGCGAGTCTGCTGCGCAACTGCCAGACGAGATCGTGATGGATCTGGTTAACGGCGGTTTTACCAACACCGGTTTCGATGGCCAGTACTTCTTCGATACTGACCACGTGGTGGCAGGGGCCAGCGTTTCCAACAAGCTGACCGTGGCTTTGTCGGATGCCACCAAGGCAGCAGCTCAGGCGAGTTATGGCGCAGCCCGCACCGCCATGCGCAAGTTCAAGGATGACGAAGGTCGGCCGCTGAACATCACCCCCAACGTGCTGCTGGTGCCGCCGGCTCTGGAAGATACTGCGAACAATTTGATGACCGCGGATCGTCTGGAAGACGGCAAGCCTAACCCCTACAAGGGCACGGCTACTGTGGTGGTGGATGGCCGCCTGACCTCAGACACCGCGTGGTTCCTGCTTGATACCACCAAGCCAGTCAAGCCGTTCATCTACCAGGAGCGCAAGGCCCCGGTGTTCGTGGAGCAGACCAGTTCCGAGAACGATGACGTGTTCAATCGCAAGAAATTCAAGTTCGGTGCGGAAGCGCGTGCGGCTGGCGGCTACGGCTTCTGGCAGCTGGCGGTCGGTTCCACCGGCCTGGGTTAATCCTGACGACGGATCGTTGATCGAACCCCTCTCCTGGCGAGAGGGGTTTAGTGAGCGATCGAATCAACTCACCAAGGAGACATGATGGCTACCACCAAGAAAGCAGCAAATACCAAGGCGAATGCGAGCAAGACCGCAGCGCCTGCCGAAAACAAGGAGCAGGCTGCGGTCGCTACTGAAAACGCAACGCCGCCGAGCGTCCAGGATCAAGGCGCAACGCCCCCGGCATCCGATCAGGATCAAGGCGCAACGCCCCCGGCATCCGACCAGGATCAAGGCGGAGAGCCTCCTGCAGAACCTCCGGCCCCGCCTGCCAAGAATGAGCCAGTCAAAGCGCTGTCCGTCACCTCCAGGGTCGAAGGCTTCCGTCGTGCCGGCCGTGCCTGGAGCGGAGTTGCCACCATTGTGACTCTGACGGAATTGTCCGATGAGCAGGTTGCCATGCTCAAGTCTGAGCCGATGCTGACCGTGATCGAAGTCGAGCAGGGCATCGAGTAGCCATGAGCTACGCTACCGAGCAGGATCTGATCGACCGCTTCGGCGAGTCGGAACTGATTCAGCTTACCGATCGGGCGGCCGCCGGAACCGTCGACCTGACGGTGTCTGGGCGAGCCCTTTCTGATGCCGATGCCGAGATCAACGGTTATCTGGCCGGCCGTTATACCTTGCCGCTTTCGTCCACGCCAGAAGTTCTGGTGCGCATCGCTGCGGATATGGCGCGCTATTACTTGTTCGGTTCCGCGGTTCCCGAAGTGGTACGCACCCGGTATGAGGATGCCGTGCGCTTGCTGAAAGCGATTGCCTCCGGCCAGGTGGATATCGGCGTGGATGCGCTGGGCAACAAGCCTATCTCAAGCGCCGGCGCGCAGATGGTCGGCGAGGGCAAGGTGTTCAGTCGGGCGGACAAGGGGTTCATGTGATCGCTGACTGGCTGGAGGCCGAGGAGCCGATCATCGCACGTCTGCGTGACAAGGTGCCGGGTGCCAGGACGGTGATAGGCATGAGCGAGTTCTCACGCGCGCACATCGAGCAGAACGCGCCGGCAGTGGTTGTGATGTATGACGGCGACCGACTGCCTGACAGTGCCGGCGAAGGGCAGGCAGTTCTGGCTGCGCAGCGCTGGGTGGTGATCGTGGGGGTGCGCAACGTTCGAGATGCCGCAGCCGGAGGCGCTGCACGTCGCGAGGCCGGGCCGCTGTTGACGGCAGTGATCAAGGCGCTGTCTGGATGGGCTCCTGGACAGATGTTCACCGGGTTTGTACGTGTGACTAGCCCGCGTGCCGGATATGAGCCGGGATTCGCCTGGTTCGGTCTGGCGTTTGAGACCAGGACGATCAGCATGGGGGATGACGCATGAAGAAAGTGACACTGGTTCTGGCGGCCGATCACATCGACGCCGGGAAGCCGTACAAGGCAGGGGAACGCATTGAAGTGGATGCGCTGACTGCCAACTGGATGGTCGGGAATGGCATTGCCAAGGCTGTACCGGCTGCAAGACAAGGGAAATCCACCAACCAACCTGTAAAGGAGAAGGACAATGGCTAACAAGTATTTTTTCGGCAAGGGCAAGCTGTTTCTGGCTCAACGTGATGTGAATGGCAAGCCGGGCGTGCTGTACTGGCCGGGCAATGTGGCCAGCCTTGAAGTGACGCTGGAGACCGATACGCTGGAGCACACCGAGAGCTACTCCGGACAGAACCTGACCGACTTGCGCATCATCACGGCCAAGAAGGCATCGTTCAATGCTCGCGTCGAGTCTTTCGATATCGATGCGCTGGCGCTGGGGATGTATGGCAACAAGGTGACGGTGGCCGGTGCCTCCGTAACCAACGAGGCGCTGCCTTCCGGTTTGCTGGCAGGCGATGAGATCGCCCTGGCGAACGGCAAGGTGTCCAGCCTGGTGATCAAGGATAGTGCCGGTTCTTCCGCCACGCTGGTGGAGGATACCGATTACTCGATCGAGGATGCCGACACCGGCCGCATCAAGATTCTCGGCCTTGGCAGCTACACGCAGCCGTTCAAGGCGGATTACAGCTACGGTGCCCGCAAGGATCTTGGCATGTTCCTGAATGCCGCGCCGGAGCGCTGGTTGCGTTACGAGGGCATTAACCTTGCAGACAACGGCAAGAAGGTCGTGGTCGAGTTCTACAAGGCGCTGATCGACCCGATGAGCAACCTGCCGTTGATCAGCGACAACGCGGTCGGCGGTTACGACCTCAAGGGTAGCGTTCTGGTGGACGACAAGCAATCCGCGACCAGCCCGCTGGGCCAATTCGCAC